CAACGAGCGGACCTTCCGCTTCTTGATGCGCAACGACGGCCGCTCCTGGTGGCGCTCGGCCCTCACGCCGCGCAAATCGTCGGATACCCTGTCGCCCTTCGTGGTCATCGCCGCGCGGGCCTGACCACTTTTCTTTCACGAAAGGACCTTGGAAATGGCAAGCGCCGTCGCAACCGACAAGCTGGCCTGCAACTTCTTGATCAAGAATTATGACCACGATCCCGAGACGACCAACGCCAAGGTGATCTCGGCGGACGGCGGGACAACGGAGATCTGGTTCGATCTTCGCGATTACGATCACGTCGGCTTTCTGGTTCACGCCGGCGCCCTGACGGGCGCCGGTCCCACGAAGTTGGAGATCGTGGCTTCGGATTCCGAGGACGAGACCGATGGCAGCGTCACGGTGGTCAAGGACTCCGGGACGATCGCGCTGAATACGCTCCCGGAGGGAGCGTTCGAGGAATGCTCGGCCGAAGAGGTCGCGCAACTGGCCGGCAGCACGGGCTACGATTTGCGCTACGTCACCGCGCGGATCACCTGCGCCAACGCGGCCGACGAGGCGCAAGTCATCGTGGTCGCCCACGCCCGCCGGCCGCGCGATGCCGTGACGTCCGCAACCTGGTAAGCGCAACGCGAGCGCCCGGCCTCGCCTCGCGAGCGATGGGGGCGGGGCCGGTTTTTCTGGTTCATCGCCAACAAGGGAAAAGGACCCCAAGATGAGCGTTCGATCAAGCCTCTACTATCGTCGCGGCGCCGGGGGCAAGGTGGCCATCGAGGACATGTCGAACTCGACCGGTTCTCGGCTCTTCGTCGATTCCGCCGCGGGCAGCGACAGCACGGGTTACGGCTTCACGCCCGACAAGCCGCTGGCGACCCTCGATTATGCAGTCGGAAACTGCACGCCGTCCAAGGGCGACGTCATTTACTTGATGCCAGGCCATGCCGAAACGCTGACAGCGTCCGTGACCTGCACGCTCGACGTTGCCGGAATCCAGGTGATCGGGATCGGGATCGGAAACCTGATCCCGACCTTCACCTTGGGAACCGACGCTACGGCAACCCTCAGCGTCACGGCTGCTTCGGTGCTGATCCGGAACCTCAAAATCATCTCGGACGTTGCCGACCAGGCCGTGGGAATCACGGCGAGCAATGCCGCCGATGGGCTTGTCGTCGAAGACTGCTGGTTTACCGATGGCGGCCTGGCCAAGGAGCTTGTCATCGCCATCCAGATTGCCGCGGCCTGCGACAAGGTTCTCCTGCGCCGCAACCGGTTCTACACGACCACGACCGCCGAAACGGGCGGATGCGCCTCGGCGATCAAGCTGGTCGGGGAATCCGCGCAATCCAGGATCCTCGACAACATCGCGATGGGCCATTACACCGTCGCCTGTCTCGACGCCGGCACGGCGGCTCAAACGAACGTCTTGATCATGGGCAACGCCATGGTCAACATCGATACCGAGGCCGGCCTTGCCTATAAGGGCCATGCTTCGAGCACGAACCTCCTGGCCTACAACTGCTGGGCCGGCACGAAGAACAATACGGAGCCGGTCACGGGGGTCAACGCCTCCTATTGCCTGGAAAATTATGGCATCGACGCCGTGAGTGCCGGCACGCTCCTGAGCCCGGCAGCCGGGGCATTCTCCTGACGGAGGCTTGCGCGATGCCGGTCCTCGGACGCTACGAGCAAACGATCGCTCCAGCGACGGAGCCCGTCACCGTTGCGGACATGGAGGACCATGCGCGGATTTCGGACCTCGATCCGGTCGAGGAAGGCTACATTGATGGCCTGATCTCGAAAGCCAGGCGCTACGTCGAGCGGGCCCTCAACAGACAGCTCATCACGGCCACATGGGTCGTCTACCTGGAGAGGTTCCCCGTGGAAATCGAACTCTGGAAGCTGCCCGTCCAATCGATCACCTCGATCCAATACGTCGATACCGACGGCGCCACGCAGACGCTCGATCCCGCCCAGTACCAGGTCGATCTGAGCGGCCCGGACCAACCGGCACGGATCAAGCCGGCCTATGGATGCGTCTGGCCGAATAGTCGCGGCGAAACGTACCAGGCCGTGATCATCACCTTCACCGCCGGCTACGGAGACGAGGCCGAGGATGTGCCCGGGACCCTGTTGCACGCGATCCAATTGCTCGCGGCCCATCTCTATCGGCAGCGCGAGCCGGTCAACGCGGCCAACCTCGCAACGCCGATCCCGCTGACGATCGAGAGCATGCTGGGCATCGAGGACGCCGGAGTCTACGCATGATCCCCGCCGGGCGGAGAAACAAGCGGATCACGATCCAAGAGCCGGTCAAATCGCCCGACGCGGCCGGCCAGCAGCAGATCACCTGGATTGACGTCTGCTATCCGTGGGCCGCGATCGAGCCGCTGAGCGTCCGGGAGGCGTTTCGCGCCCGCCAGTCGCAATCCCAGGCCACGCACCAGATCACGATCCCCTACCGGGCCGATCTGGATACCCGGATGCGGGCGACCTACAACAGCCGGGTTTTCAATTTCGATTCCATCCTCGACGCCGGCGAGGCCCACGAGGAGCTTGTGATCCTCGCTATTGAGACCGTCTGATGCCCACGTACCGGTGGAAAGTGCAATCGACCACTCCCGGCGAATACCGCTGGACGGACGCCGCGCTGGCCCTCATCACCGGCGCGGCGCAGGCGGAGCAACTGGCTTCCGATGTTGCGGCCGTGGAGGCGAAGAAGGGCCATCTCGACGACGATTACTCGATCCTCGGCGTGGCCGGCACGCTCGATCTGGAGAATCTGCTGCCGGCGAACATCCGCCGCGGTGTGACCATCGGCGGCGTCACGGGCAGCTACGCGGGGCCGTGGTCCGATCTGCCGACCGACACCGCGCCGCAACTGGAGACGGCAATAAGGTCCGTGCTGAAAAGTCTGCCCGCGGTGACCGCCATCGTCGGCGAGGGGGACGCGGCCCGCATCCGACCGGATGTGCTGGACGAGGATGACGTCCTCCCGGCGATCGGGATCGAGGTCCGCGCGGACGAAGAGCGCAATGCGCTGGACGAGAGCGACGACGCCGGACGCGCCGACGTGGCGGTGATCTGCCGCGCCACGACGCGGCGGGCCTCGCGCGAGCTGGCCAACGCGGCGCGGACCAACAACACCACCCCGTCGTCGGGGCTGGCCGGCTGGGAAGGAATCGCCGGCGGTCTCACGCTATCGCTCATCTTCGATTCCCAGGAGACCGGCTTCACGGAGGCCGACGACGCCAGCGGCACGGGCTGGTACGACACGGAGATCCTTTTTGTGGCGCTCTACGAGAGGCCCTGATGACTGGCACGGTCACCGGCGTGGAAGAGGTGCGGCGGACGCTCGAGCACATGGCCCGCAGCGGCGCTCCGCGCGCCGCCACCAAGGCCATCCGGGCGGCGACCACTCCACTGGTGAGCGCGCTGCGGGCCGCGGTGACCGCGTCCAGCGCGCCGGACGCGGTGAAGCGGGAGGGGCGAAAGACGATCGGCCGCCGCTCGGTGCGGGCCCGCGATTACGCCGGCGTGAAAGTCGTCAAGGTGGGATTCGGCGTGGGAAAGCAGACGGCCGCCCAGCGTCGCAAGGCGGAAAAGCGCAAGGCCGCGCGGAGGGCTGCCGCGAAGCCCGGCCAGGGGATCACCAAGGCCAACATACACTGGGTGATCCTCGGCACGCGGGAGCGCGCGCACCGAGGCGGCCACCGCACGGGGCGCATGCCCCCGTATTTCCGCGGCCTCCTGGGCCGCGCGATCGCCTCCTCGGCCGGCGCCTCGATGGCGGCGGCCCGCAAGGCGTTTCAGGCCGCGATCGCGGCCGAGAGCAAGGGCTGAGAAAACTCCAGCAGAAAGGATGACCGCGATGGCAAAAGTCAAAGGCAAAGGCACGGCCCTTCAGATCAGCGTCGCGAACGTCTTCACGACGATCGCGGCCCTGATCGATCTCAAGCTTCCCACGTTCACGCCCGAGATGGCGGAGACCCGCGATTTCGATTCCGACGCCGGCATTGGCAAGGAGCCCACGGGCTATGTGGATTGCGGCTCGCTGTCGGCAAACTATTTCCTCGACCCGGCCCTCAGCATCCACGATACCCTCTACGGATTGTTGGAAACGCCGGCGAACCAGGCCTACAAGCTCATCTTCGCCAATTCGCAGACGAGCGATTGGGCCTTCAACGGCGGCGCCCCGGCTCTGGGTGGACAGATCGACATGAAGGACTTCGTGAAGGGAAGCATCGAAATCCAGCTCGACGGCTTGCCGACCTTCAGCGCTTGAGGAGGATTCAGATGAAAGCCAGGCTTGTTTCGGAAAGTGAGATCTACGTCGGCGACGACTCGCGGGGCAAGCCGCTTTCGCGGCGCGTGCCCGCCGGCCACGTCATCGATCGGGCGGACTCCTGGAAGCTCGTGCGCCTGGGCAAGGCCCGCCCGGCCGACGAGGAGTGCGCCCGCGCGGCCGGCATGACCGAGCAAGAGATGCAGGCGGCGATCCAGGCCCAGGCCCGCATCTCGCGCGGAATCCTGCCGGAGGATTGGGCCGCCTTTGATCGCGGCGAGATGGACGGCTACGACGCCGATGGCAACCCGATCCCCGGCCCCAACGCGGCGCCGACCGAGGAAGACCCGCCCTATCAGCCTCCCGAATAGGATCGGTGCAAGATGCCATCCATTGCCACGGCCGCCGACCTCAACGCGGCCTACCGCGGCAAGCGCCGCTACGATACCTGGACGCTCCCCGAGTCCGGGCAGACCGTGCGCTATCAGAGCTTGAGCGCGCTGGAAAAGGGACGGCTCCAGTCGGCCGCCTCGACCAAGGACGGCACGATCGATCAGACGCGGCTGGCCGAT